GCACCTTGATATATAAAACTTAGATACTTATATGGGTAAGTACTTGGTAATTTTGAGTTATCTGAAATAGTGTTGTCATACCTTCCATTCTGAAATTCATATTCTCTACCCCCGGCTGCGGTTGTAATTGTTAGGAAATTAGTTAAAGCAATGATGGTCATAAGCCTAACCTCGATCTCTGACTACGTGAATTTTTTAGGTCTTTCATTGTGTTAGCACGACCCGCTGTTGCTCCGGCCATCGCTGCACTATTAATAATCTGTGGAACAGCAGTGCGAGGTACATATTCATCACCATTGAAGTTAAGAGTAGGACCGGTGTAATTAACTGTTACTTCCCCAGACCCTCCACCTGAACCGCCTGAGTTACCAACACCACCGGGAACTACTGAGTTACCACGATGACCCGCTTGAAATCTGGAAAGACTAGAGGCAAGCTTAGATTCAGGAATAATGTATTCACCTTCACCACCTTCTCCCACAATCGCGTTAGTAGGACGGTTGACATATCCTCCCGAAGCGAAAGGAGTGGCATCAAAATCAACAGCGTCTAAACCGGGAGCTTGTTGCTTATACATCTTAAAAGGAGTACCGCTTGAAGCCTTAAGCCCCATACTTCTACTAAATGAATTATTAGTTGTAAAAGCACTTGTTAAAGCACTACCAAGAATTTTAAATAAGGCTGAACTCGCTGCTTGAGCCGCTACGTCTGCCGCGTTCTGAATCATTGCGTCTGCTATGCGCCTGAGCATTGAAGAAACAGCATCGCCAACACTTTTTGTTCCTCGGACCACTTCTTGCATTGCATTTGAGAAGGAATCTCCAAAAGCTTCAGTTATATTGTTCAACTGGTTAATTGGGTTGCTTAGATCTCTTAACTTCTGATCGTTAGCGTCAATCATGTCATTCAGCTTTCCTCTAGTTACCAACTCACTTTTTAACTTATCTTTTAACTCATCTCTTAGTTTGAACTCCTTTTCAATAGCTTCTCTGTTCTCTTCTCCATGTACCTGAACCATTAGGGCTATTTCCTTATTTAATTCAGCTTCTTTAGTCCCTAGATCTAATTTATCTTTTAAGAATTTCCTCTCTATTTCACTATTTTCTTGGAACTTTTTAAAGTTGGCTAATCGCTGTTTCTCTTCGGTTGTAAGAGTCTTTTCCTCTAATCCCTTAAGCTTTATATTTTTACCTGTTAACTCATTAAATTCTTCCAGCATCGCGTTTAACTTATCTTGAAGTTCATTTCTCTTTGCATCTTCGACATTATCTCTTGTTCTATCTGCTCCTGACTTCAAAGGCATCGGTCCTAAAATACCGCTTGATCCTAGACTGTCACTACCTTTTTGAGTCTCCCTGCTTTCAAACTCAAAATTACCAAGTAGTTCCCCACCTTTTACTTTGGTGACTTTCATACCCGCATCTCTCATAATCTGCTTCTCGTCTAACTCGAATATTTTTTTCTGAGTGTCAATAATTTTTTGTTGAAGTGCTCCAATCTTTTCCTCTTTTGTCAGGTTTAATACATCAATTAATTTTTCTGAAACAGTGTTTATTCCTCCAATTATCCCTGCCAATGTACTTTGGATAACCGCACCTACAGGTTGGAACACTGTTCCTAAATTAAGAATTAAATCATCCCATTGTTTTGATAATCTTTGCCCTGCATTTGAACTGTCTTTAACCATACTTAGTGCTGTTTCTTCGTGTACTTTCTTCAAATGTTTTGTGAAATTTAAGAAGTCTCTCATTGTTACTTTTCCTTCTTGTAATAGCTTATCTAAAGCCTTACCAGAAATGCCCATACTCTCTGCAAATAGGGCCATTGTGCCGGGTAATCTTTCTGAAATTTGGCCTCTAATTTCCTCGGCTGCAACCTTCCCTTTTGCAAATATTTGAGAAGCAGCAAGCATAACTCCGTTTAGTTTTTCCATATCCCCACCTGTTGCCATAGTACCCGCTTGTAGTCCTTCGTAAGCTTCCGCAACTTCATCAACACTGAATCCACTGGCTGATGCAGATGCCTGTAATTTGGTGAAATTCTTTATAGTATCTTTTTGACTTGCTGCATACTTATCTGATAACGAAGAAACATGATCTAACGCATTTGAATATTCACTAAAGCTAGGAGTTACACCCTCTAAAGCTACTTTCATCTTCTTAAATTCAGCTTGTGCTTTAGCAGATTCATTAGCAATTCCCGCTAAAGCAACACCACCCATAATCAAACCAGCTCCCGCAACCCCCATAGCTCCACCGGCTAATGCTGCGCCTCCTGTTTTACCTACTCCACCCGCAGCCGCACCTATAGCGAAAGGTGCTGCTCCCGGTATCATCGCTGATGCTCCTAACGCTCCCTTTCCTAAAGACCCCAACATTCCTCCCTTACCTAAACTTTTCATTCCTCCAATTAACCCTCCCGTAGTAGGGGGTTGGGCTAGCTTCTTATGAATATTGGTTACTTGAGTGGCGGCTCTTCTAGCTGCTTCTTCCGCTTGCTTTAATCCGTCAACTGTTTCCTTAGTTGCGGGACCGCCTTTTGCTGTTTCTTTAACAAATTTACTTTGAGCACTTACAAGCTTATCGGCTTTATCAAGTGCCGTACCCATAGCAATGTCTAGCTCTTTGTTTAAATCAATGTCTCTTTTAGACATTGTTAAAGCACTCATTAGCTTTTCAGGATTCTGTGCCGCTTCCATTCTTTTTCTGACGAGATCTAAATCTTCTATGTGACTTTTATTTATCTTTTTAGATACTTTTAACTCATCGTTTTTTAGCTTGACCATATCTAGTAAGTGCTTCTTACGACTTACAAAACCACCATCGTTAGTCGTTGCTGTTAAGGCAGTTGCAAGCGTACTTAGGTTCTTTATCTGATCGCCAAACTTTCCAGCACCTTTTATGTTTTTCTGATTTAAATCTGCCTGTTCCGAAATAGCTTTATTTAATTTTTCATATAAAGGTACTCTTATTTCTTCATGCTTATTGAGATCTTTTAAAGCATTTGCTTGCTCACTCCTACTTCTAGTAACAGACTGAGTTGAACTTTCAACAAAAGAGGCATATTCCGCTTCCTTTCCCATCAAATACTTTAAATGTTTCTCTGTTGCTCTATTAGATATTCCTAATAAGTCCTTCTTTGCGTTAAAACTTGCAGCTTCTATTCTAGAAGAACTTCTACCTCCACCCATAGCAGCCGCCATCATTGGCATTGCCGCACCAGACATTCCTGCCTCACTTCTTCTACCTCCTCCAGAGGTGCTTGCATTAACGCTGACAGTCCTACTTAAACCCTTGATCTTTGTCTCTAACTGATTAATTGCGCTTAAGGCAGATCTTGTATCAACCCTGATAATATTCGATTTACCTAAACTCTTTAATGTTTTATCTAGCTGTATTGAGACATCTGCTAACTTTTTAAACTGCTTTTCCAGTCGCGTTAATTCACCTTTATTCTTTAGCCTTACTTCAATATCAGCAGCGTATAAAGCCAAAGTCCTAACTTAACTCAGTTATCTTCATAGTTTAGCGTCGTCTTGCCTTTTTCATAGCATCTTCCTGATCCTTGTTGACTATAGAAAAATATGCAGACCAAGCTAACAACTCATTCAAAGTGATGTTTTGATATAGCTGTTGGACTGTCATGCCTAACTCCTTCGCTACTCCGAAGGAAAGCATCATAAAATTATCCTTCCGTAGTTGCTTTTCTAGTTCTTTTCATGTCGGTGGGTGCAGCCGCCCCCTCTTCATCAGGTTCTTGCATAACAGCTAACATTAAAGCTTGCACATCCTGTTCTTTACATAAATGCTTTAACTCTGCGATATGACTGACGTTAAAGCACTTCTCTCCCTTCTCATCACAAGCTTTACCAACCAACAATTGAAGAGCTATTTCAGTTGTGTCGTCATTCTTTGCGTCTTTCTGCGCCTTCTGTCTCTCTGCCATCGTTAACGGAGCACAGTGAAACTCAATTACTTGTCCATTTGTTAAAACCACTGTCCTCTTTGTTGGTTTTAGTGCCGCTGCTTTCTTTAGCTGTTCTATAAGGCTTAAAGCCATAACTTAAATAAGTTTACTTATATAAGTATAAGCATAAAAAAGCCTCCCGCAGACAATAGGAGGCTTGTGAACATTCCCAAACTTAGTTTAGTTACCAAGTAGATGCGATGGTTGCCCTGAAAGACTGAAGGTTAATGAACCGATAATTACATCCTCTGGAGATACATTCAAACTAAATCCCATAATTGAGATAGGGGCTTGGATGTAAAGACTATCAGTGAGGCTTGGGTCAGCAGTTGTACCAACAGTGTTGATAAACAAACGTACTTCTGCGCCATCCTGATTCCTTCTCATGCTGTTACCGAGTAAACGGTTA